ATTTGCCCCACAAGCAAGAAAGTAGTAGCATAATCCCAAAGAATATGAAACATCAAAAACTGATAGACAGAATAACAGAGATAGCCGAAGCAGATGGTTGGTCGGTATCTGTCGAAGAAAGGAAAGACCGTGAAGACACGTTGGAGTTTACCTTCGGAAAGTACACCGATGCAGATCAAGACTTCTCCTTTTATGTGGAGATGACAGACGGAGACATCTACACTCTGATAGAGGACATCAACCGCTACTACGAAGGCTACGACCCCGATGAAGAAGCACTCCTTTGGCTCGGCCCCGACGGGCATGGAATGAATGGTGCCCCATATCGAATAACCGATGTAGTCAAAGACATGGAGCAATGTGAAACCTTCATCGGGGAGTTGTTGGAACTGCTCATAGAAGCCAACAGGAATGAGCGCCTGTATGCCCTCGAAGATGAAGACGAAGAAGATAACGACTAAAGCCAGAAGATTATGATAAACATTCCCAAGAACAATTACGCACAGCCGACCGAAGTCAGGGATGAAGTAGTGCAGGCTATCTGTCAGGCGTTCATGTCAACTTACAGTGGTGTGTACCACCCTGTCCGGCAGTCGCAGTTCAGAGAAGCCACAATCTATGTAGTAACGAACAAAGGCACATGCCCGTTCTTCTCATCATCCAATGAAAGTTACTGGACTGGAGCCAAGTGCTATCGAATCCGTGGTGTAGAGATGAAGCGAGCCTTCGAGGAACTGATAAAAGCTGGATACTATATGTTCCGCGTCCATAGCTACGGCACATGGTCCGGCTATAAATGCTCGAAAGTTCCGTTCCTCACGGACGGCACCCCGGTACAATCCTTTGAAGATAGAATAGATTAAAAGCCAAGACCATGACAACCGAAGAAAGTTTTGCACAACTGGAAGCATTGCAGAGCGAGAAGAACCCCTACGACATGACCCGTGAAGAATGGCTGTCATTCACACAGGAGCAGAAGAACGCCCGCTATAAATTGCAGCTCAAATGGAAGGAGAAGCAAGAGGCGAAAATCCTCCAAGCCATCTACAACATCGTTCCGAAAGTCGGTTTACCCTGTACGATATGTTATTGGAGCGACAAGAGAGCCGCCACAGTAAGCCGCATAATCTCCGACCGTAAGATTGCAGTTCGCCACAACAAGACTAACTGCCTCGACTGGTATGGTAGCAGATATGAAATACTGCCGGAGCTTGAAGAAGGCGAGGACATCTTTACCAAGCGTAAGAACGGAGCCTGGTGCATGGAAGGTCAGGCTCTCAGAGATGGTGTCATATTGATGCTACACTACCAAAGACACTACATAGACCCCAGTTTTTAACTGAACCGATAGTAAGCGTTATCATATACGTCCAATTTCATTTGTAGATGGAGCTTTTAGGATTGCTCCATCTTCTTTTTGCTGTTTCCGATAAGAGTTGACTGCTTGATGATAGCCTTCTTTGTGGCGATAGAGCCTCCGCCGCTCAGACCGCAATGAAGCAGATAGGACTTCTTCGCTCCGATGTCCTCGGCTGTCAGCACCGAATAGACTGCCGTAATGCTTGAAAAGTAGTAGTCCTTTCTTTCTCCTCTCGGACGGGAGAAAATGTGAACATGGATAACCTTAGCCATATAGCAAATATTCCAAATGATTGTTATTTGGAGCAAAATTAACACGCAAAATCAGGAGTAACCTCATAGCAACCGATGAAGTAACTGAACGACAGTGTTCACTCTAATTCATAGCACTTTATATATGTTTGTCATGCCTTGAAAGTAACTTTGCGATAAAGTAATTCACAAAGCTATGGCAATCCTTAAAATTTACAACGACATTGTTGGCGAAGAAGATAAAGTCATGCTCCAGATGTGGGAGGGCATAGACGGCATCTGCTTCAAAGACATTGACGGCTTTCTCGCCAGTATGAAGCCCGACGATGATGAGGTTGACATCCGTATTCATTGCCGTGGCGGTGATTGCGTCGAAGGCTGGGCTATCTACGACAAGCTCCGTCAGTCCGGCAAGACAATCTCCTGTACTGTCGAAGGCGAGTGTTCGTCGATGGCTACCATCATCCTTCTTGCCGCACCTCTTGAAAGGCGACACGCAACAGACAACTCCCACTTCTGCATCCACAATCCAGCTGCCGCATGGCCCGACCTCGGTTGTCACGATCGTTTCACAGCCGATGCCATTGACGCAGGGATCAAGAAGCTCGGCTTACAGGTTGAGCAGCTTCGCAACGAGCAGAAAAAAATCCTTTCGCTGTATGTGGACCGCACTGGCGCAGATGAAACCGAACTCCAGGAGCTTATGGATAAGGACATTTTCATCAATGCTGACCGTGCCCTTGAACTCGGCTTTATTTCGGAGGTGCTTGCACCCATCACCGCAAAGCGTATAAGAACATTTAATAACATCAAATCAACCCGCAAAATGAACAAAAAGAAAGCAAAAGTAAGCGTTGAGCGCGGTGTAATCTCGCGCCTCCTCGCAAAGGCTGGCTACAAGAAGCTGTCCGACGTCAAGATGAACGCCCTCGCAGTCACCGCTGCTGACGGTACTGAACTGACCATCGAGCGTGAGGAAGGCGAGCCGCAGGTCGGCGACGCCGCTTCTCCCGACGGCGAGTTCGTCATGGAAGACGGCTCCACCATCATCATCGCCGATGGCGTAGTAACTGACATTGTGCCTGCCGACGACGTGACCGCCGAAGGTCTCGACGAAGACGAGCTCATGGAGAAGGTCGAGGAGCTTCAGACCGAAAACGAGACCCTCACCGAGGAGGTCGATACCCTCACTCAGGAGAAGGAGGAACTGGAAGCCCAGCTCGAAGCCCTCAAGGGTGCCCGCGTCCTCTCGTCCAACGAGAAGGTCATCCTCGCCAAAGTCAACCGCGCCGGCGGTCTCGCATGGCTCAACAAGGTATGCGCATCATCTTCTAAGGAATCGCCCGCTGGCCGTGGCTTCCGTGAGAACCGCAACGGCGGCGCCGCACAGGAGACCCCCGTTCAGAAGGCTCTCCGCGAGAAGAAGGAGGCTCTTGCCAAGAAGCGCAACAAGTAAACAGTTCCCCAACCTCCATTAACAAGTAAATTTTAACGACAATGATTAACTTCAAAAATTTCACCGTCGATAATGGTGCGATTCGGGACCTCTCCGAGCTCCTGTTTCTCAGCACCTTCAACGACCCCGACCTTGAAGTTGTCTGCACCACCGAGACTGGTGTGTACGACGGAAAGAAGCTCGGCTACATCGACAGCCTCGGTGATGTAGGTAAGAACGCCTCCGGCTGTTCGCCCACATACGAGAACATCAACGTGACTGGCATCGAAAAGACCTGGGAACTCGGAGACTATCAGATTCCTCTGAAAATCTGCTACGACGACCTGGAGAACACCATAGCCAAGTATTCGCTCAACACTGGCACTGACCGTGACGAAATCATCGGCACCGCCTACTGGAACGATATCGTCATTCCTCTGCTGACCCGTGCCATGCAGGAGATGCTGTGGCGTATCGCCTGGTTCGGCGACAAGGATGCCAAGAACATCGCCGACAGCGGTCTGCTCACGGCAGGTATCAACAAGAACCTGTTCACAATGGCCGACGGCTTCTGGAAACGCCTCAAGGCAATCACCACCGCCAACGCTCATCAGCTCACCACCATCGAAGCCAACACCAAGAAGGACACCAGCACCACACCGAAGGTTACCTATGCTACGCAGAAGGCAGCCATCCGTGAGGAAGGTGTCGCCATCGGTATCGTTGACTCGATGCTCTCTGACGCTGACTCACGCATCTTCGACAAGCCCGACCACGCCATCTTCATGACGAACTCACTGTTCAAGGCCCTCCGCAACGACGTGAAGCGCCTGCACAACCTCCAGCTCGAACTGGAGATGGTTACTTCCGGCATCCAGCTCTCCAAGTATGACGGACACCCCGTAGTGGTGTGCGACATCTGGGACCGCATGATCAAGAAGTATGAGGACAACGGCACGTCGCTCAACTGCCCGCACCGCGCCCTGGTTACTTCCGCATCGAACCTGTTCATCGGAACAAGCGACACGGATGCCATCGCCAAGACGGACATCACCTTCGACCATGTAACTCGTCTGAACCACATCTATGCCGCCTCGAAAATCGGCACACTCATCGGCGAAGACGACCTCGTTCAGGTTGCATTCTAAATCCCAATCATCATGAGCACTCAGAGTTGTGACTATAAGCTCGCCGCAGATATGATGGCGAATTGTGAGAACCCTTCCACAAAGGGTCTCCGCAACTATGGCTATCTCATCAACTACGATGATATAGACTTTGAAAGCTGTGTCCGCGATGAGAGCAACCCCAATGTCCTGACCACTCTGGTATTACAGACTGGCAAGAAAGCCTATCGTATGTACGTGCCCGGTAAGACTCCTTACACGGGCACGAACAAGGCTCTCGCCGAAGGCACATACCGCAAGAACTTCACGAAGGGTGTAAGCCTCGTGATACTCGACAACGGTCCCGATGTGGTCAAGGACATCATCAACCCTCTGGCAAACGGTCTGTTTGTCGCCATCCTGGAGAACAAGTATGGCGGCAAGGACGGCAAGAACACCTTCGAGATTTACGGCTTCGAGCAGGGTCTTTCGGCTACTGCACTCGCTGATGACAAATACTCGGAGGACACCGAGGGTGGATGGTCCGCCACACTGGAGGAATCGGGCGCTCCCTCTGCCGGAATATTCCTGTTCAACCAGTCCGTTGCGGCTACCCGCACAGCACTGGCATCCCTTGTAAGTGGTACCTAACAGTTTGTCGCCATGACATACGAAGAAACCATGACCCGTCTCAAAGAAATGGAAAGCCGTTACCAAGACGGCTTTTCATCTCTTGACCGCTCGCTTCTCGATAGCCTGTACTTCAACATCTTTGGCAGAGAAATCACCAACAGAGGTTGTAGCGACTGCTATCGGGATGCTTATATGGAAATACTCATCTATCTCAAAAGAAACAAAGCCATGCCTAAGAAATCCGATTTCGTGCTGAAACCGGGAGCCATCATCACATTCTTTGGGGAGCCGAAGTGCTACTCAAACGCTAACATCACTGATGAAGCCGCCCTCCGCTTTCTCGCCATGAATCCTTCCAACGAAAAGCTGTTTGAGCATCTGCCCGAAGGCTGGAAGTCCCGGCTCCCCAAGTCCGACACTCCCGAAGTCGAAGACAAGGATGCCGTCATCGCTCGTCTGACGAAGGAGAACGAACAGCTCCGCAAAGAAAACGAAGATCTGAAATCCTCTGCCCCTCGCAAGAAAGGCAAGAAGAAGTCAGAGCCTGAACCCACTCCCGCTCCTGCCGCAGAAGCCTCTGCCGACGAGCCTCCCACAGAGACCGCCCCGGAGGAAGCAGCAGTTGAGACCGCCGAAACTCCCGACCCCTCCGACGCTGATGAAGTCAGCATCGAAGAACCCGAAGAAGCTCCCGACCAGGAGTAATACCCACCACCTCCCAACCGATACCCAAGAATGAATGTCAATAACGTAATCAGACCGCGCAAGAGGTTCAGCACCTCATATCTAAGCCAGCTCAATATCCAAGCCTATGGCTCCGATAACCTGTATCCGCAAAGGATGAGTGACCTTATTGAAAACAGTCCGACAGGTGGCACTTGTCTGGAGCGTTATCAGACATTCATTGAGGGTAACGGATTAAGCAACACCGATTTTTCGGAGTATGTCTGCAATCACAAGGGAGAAACCATTGATGATATATTCTCCCTCATAGCACAGGACATCGCCAAATATAACGGCTTTGCCCTGCACGTCAATTACAATCTCGCTTGTGAAATCTGCGAGATACAGCACATCCCCTTTGAGAACTGTCGTCTTGAAGAAGAAGACGATGCCGGATGTGTAACCTACATCAATGTTCATCCCGACTGGGAAGGAAACAAGACACGCAAGGGGAGAAGAATCAATGTGGATCGCTCCACCGTAAAGAAATATTTCACATTCAACCCCATCCCCTCCGTAGTGATTGACCAAATCCAATCTTGCGGAGGCATAGAGCATTATAGCGGACAGGTATTGTGGGTGTCGTTGAACGGCAAGTACACCTATCCCAAACCCATCTACGACAAGGTTGTAACGAATCTCTCGACTGACGAAGGTCTTGATAATGTCAAGTACCGCAATGTCCGCAACGGCTTCATGCTGTCCGGTCTTTTCGTCCATAAGAAAAGCGTCCAGTATGAGTTCGATGAGAACGGCAATGCCAAAGAGAAGGAAGATTCCCAGTATGACCTCAGCGACAGCCTCGATGCCTTTCAGGGGGACAACAATGCCTGCTCCATCATGGAGATTGTTGTCAACTCCGCAGATGACAAGCCTGAGTTCATCAATGTAGAAGGCACCAACTACGATGACAAGTTCACAGTAACAGAGTCAAGCACAACAGAACGAATTTACTCCGCTTTCGGACAGGAGCCGTGGTACTGCATCAGAATAGGCAAACTCGGCTTCTCAGGCGATGTCCTGGCCGAGGCATACGAATACTACAACTCATACGTCAGCAAGCAGCGCAGAGCCATTTCCAGAGCCTTGAAACGCATCTTCGACCACTGGTTTGAAGTTGCCAATCCCTCGGACAATTACGAGATAGAGCCGCTTGTTTACATCTCCAACAAGTCGGCAGAATCATCCCCCATAAATTCCAAAAAAGCCTGATATGGAACATTTGATTACTCCGGCAGAGGTCGCCAAATATGGCAGACCCATCAGCAAAAATACCGATGAAGACAAGCTCAACGCGTACATCATAGAAGCAGAGCAGATGAACATAAAGCCAGTCCTCGGAGACTCGCTTTTCCTTTCCATCCTTGAAAAAGGAGAAGACGATGAGAAGATTGGTATGCTTCTAAAAGGTGGCACATATCAGTCGGGAGAAAAGATTTACACCTTCGTAGGACTGAAAGCCGCCATGTCCTACTATGTCTATGCCAAATACTTGATGGTCGGCGACTTCAACGCCACCCGCTTCGGCGTGATGATGAAGGAGGATAGTTACTCATCCCATATCTCATCGGCTGAAAGGTCCAACGCTTACAGTGATACGCTGGAGGTCGCCAACTGCTACCTTGAAGATTGTGTCGCATACTGCAAGAGAAACGGTTTGATGTCCGGCAATCCCGGTTCGCAGAAGGCATCAGGCGCAGTGAAAATCAGAAAAATCGGAAAACTTTAATACAACTCACAATGGGATTAAACAACAAGACCAACTTAAAAAGTCAGGCGAGTACCATCCGACATGAGGATCAGGAAGGCCTGAATACTGCTGAAAGGGTCGGTAAAGTCCTGGAGGAGCTGATAGAGTCTGCTGATGCCTCTCTTACGACCGAGACTAACGCAAGAACACAGGCAGATAACAACCTCACTCAACAGTTGACGATAGCCTCGAATACTGCTACCACGGCATATAACGAGGCGAAGGATGCCAAGAGTAAGGCTGTTGCTGCTCAGAACTCTGCCAACGCCGCCCAGTCCACTGCTGACACTGCAAAGGCTACAGCCAATGCCGCCAAAGCTGTAACCGATACTAAGGGTGCCCCTAACGGCATTGCTCCACTCGATGCCAATGCAAAGGTGCCTGCCGCCAATCTGCCCGGATTCGTCGATGATGTCGTAGAGTTTAACGCTATGGTAAGTGGCGTTACTTCGCAAATGGCATCTTCAGTCCATAAATCGACCGACGCAGGTTGCATGGTAGTGTATGACACCGACAACGACGTATTCCTTCTCGCAGTGTCGAAAGTTGCTGTTTCAGATAATACTCAATGGGGAACTATCAAACGCCCCATCAAGAATCTGAATGCCGCCACTCCCGCTGTTGAAGGTGGAACCCTCCAACAGCAAATCAATGTGTCGGATTACTGGCAGATTCAAAACGGTGGCGCAAGCCTCATTCTCACGCAGTTCACATACTACAACAACTGGCTCGACGCTGATGCCTATGGAACAGGCACAGCCGCAGGTCGTGTGCCCGAAGGAGGCAAGATTTACACCTGCACCTCGGACAACAAGACCTTCCGTTGGAGTGGTTCGGAACTCATCACAATCGGCTCGGACCTCGCCCTCGGTCGCACTGCAAGCACCGCTTTCCCCGGAGATGCAGGTAAACAGCTCGAAGAAACGGTAGGCTATCATGGCAACTGGATAACCGATAATACAGACCACATCAGATCCATAGGTATTTTGCCGTGCGATGGTCAGTGGGATGGCAAAGGCACAGCTCCGACATCCGGCGTATGGCTCGTTCCAAGTGAGTCGTATGAAAATGCCGTATGTTTTGAGTCGTATGGCAATACTGACTTCTACGGCTATGCCTCCGAAGACTATAACTGCGATGAACAATATGCTCCCGGCTGGATTTACCGCATCAATGACGGTCTTTTCCGTATTGAGAACAACAAGCTCGTTTCAATAGCTGGCTCGGCTGTCGGTAATACCTACAACGCCACCGTAGAGATACCTCTGCCGACTGGCGAATACTACTCCGACATTCTTGCAGAGACGCAGACCCACAATGTTCTCCAGGCAGTGTTCAACGAAGGTAAGGCGTCGCTTGGTATCACGATAACCTTTGCAATCGGGCAAGGTTCGTGGAAGACCTATCAGTATGTCGGCCCTAACACCACAAGCACCCAGTTCCTCAACGTCAACAACTGGATTGACATGGCAGGAATGTCAGCCGGAGCAGAAGCAATCATCAATGTAGATACTCTGTGCCCCCGCACAGTCGCAGGGTATTATGACAAGAGCAGTGCCATTGACGCAATCCTTCAGAAACAGTCAGCTTCCGGTATCAAGTATGCCAAGAGTGGACTCGTTATCACGTTCCGCACTGGCGATTATATATGGGAAGCCTACCAGTTCACTGGCGAAGTCGCTGACTTCTCCAATAAAGACCTGTGGAAACAGTTCGGAGGAGGTGGTGCTGTCAAGACAGAAGCCGAGCCTGCAAAGGATGGCAAGGATGCCTTCTCCACAGGTGGCGCTTACGATATGCAGCAGGCAGCATTCGACCATCTTGACATCGACCAGGATGCTGAGAACCATATCATCAAAGCCATCAACAAGAAAGGAGATGAAATGGGGCAGTCCATCTCCATCCCAAAGAGCAGCGGAGGCGGCTCGGTGTCTGGCTCATCTCTCAACATCTATCTGGAGAACCCCGCAGTGTATGCCGCCTTCGGCTCTGAAATCTCCGTCCGTGCCGCTATCAAGTCTGTTACCTTCGACGGACAGGGAAGCAACGTGACAGAAGTCCTCGGTGTGATCCGCAGAATGGAAATCATAGATGCTACATCGGGTCTGACCCTTTGGAGCGAAGCTATCAATCAGAATTCATCGACAGGCCCCACGAACTATTCGTTCAAGTATGACTTCACGCCGTACTTCACGGAAGCTGCCGCCCGCGACTTTACCATTGTAGCCTATGACGCAGAAGGCAATGTCAAGAGACGCACCATCACTGTTACCGCAGTCGATGTAACCTGCACATCTGTTCAGACCCTCAACTACACGTCAGGCTCAACCCTCGAAGTCGGAGGCTCCAGTAAGAACTTGCTGATGTATAAGTTCGCCAACAACGTGTCGAAGCTCGGTGTCAAGGTCAAGACTGAACTGTATTACAACGGTCAGTGGAAGACCCTCGGCATTGCCACCATCACGGACAGCTATTCGCACTCCATTTCGATTGACCCGAACAATGTTTTCGGTGGCAATGAGAAACTTGCTCATGGCTCATACCCCATCCGCATATCCGGCGAAGATGTTGCTTCCGGCGTGAAAGGTAACGTGGTGTATTCGTCGATAATGTGTATCGACGCAAGCTCCACACAGCCCATCGTTGCCCTTCGTTATAATGACTTCAACAACGGCACAATCCGTCTGTATGATAACCTCGAAATGGAGGTAGCCGCCTACACTCCCGGCAAGACCTCCACCACCGCAAAGGTATTCATCGACGGTGTTGAAGTTCTCTCAACCGAAATCGGCACCTCGCAGACAGAGATTGTCCGCAAGCAGGTACAGGGATATGCTACCGATGGAACTGACTCAATCTCATTCTACGCCAAGAGTGGAAGCAGTCAGACCAATCCCATCACTGTTACCGTTGTCGGCTCTGCAATCAACGCCATCATCAAGGAAGGCGCATTGTTCGGCTTCGATATGGCAAGTCGATCCAACGCCGAGACCGACCACACCATCAGCAACAACGGCTATACGATGACCGTGGAAGGCTCCAACTGGTCCTCCAATGGTTTCGTCAAGTACCTCGATGAAATGAGCCTCCGCATAGCCGAAAACGTCAAAGCCAAGATACCTTACGCCCCCTTCGGCACAGCAGCCACAGAGCGCACGAATGGTATGGCTTTCCAGTTCGCCTTTGCCACCAACAACATCAAGGACAGCAAAGCCAAGCTGATGGAGTGCTACGACCCCGACAGCGGCGCTGGCTTCTATGTATGCGGCAACGAAGTTGTAGTATTCTGTAAGAATGGTACACCCACACAGATAACCCGCCCCTTCAAGTGTGGAGAAAAGCACACCGTCGGCATTGTTGTCGAACCTTCGAGTATCAGTGTCAAGCGTGGCACCACTGACTACTCAACCATCAAGCTCTACATGGATGGAGAAGAAGTCGGTGCAATCGGCTACATCTCCAACTCCGGAGCAATCCTCAACCAAAAGCAAATCGCTTTCAATGGCACAGACGGAGACTTCTATCTCTACTATGTTCTTGCCTACGACAGCTATTATGAATGGGCGCAGGCGTTCCAGAACTACCTGTGTAAGCTGACCAACACCGATGCAATGATTGAGGAGTACAGCGCTGAGAATGTGCTTGACAATCAGAACCGCCCCTCGATGGACCTTCTCAAAGAGAAAGGCTTCCCTTACTATGTAGTTGTTGCTCCACAGGCTACCTTCGACAGCTTCGATGCCGATATTGACACGAAGACGAACTTCAAGTGTACCCTGTACTACTTCCATCCCACAATGCCGTGGCGTTCCTTCAAGGCTGAGAATGTCCGTTGGCGCCGTCAGGGTACGACCTCCGCAAAGCGCCCGATCAAGAATGACCGTTTCTATCTCCGCAAGGAAAAGAACTGGAAAATCACGGCACTCAATCCAGACTACACCAACGCCGACGCTCTGAAAACCTACGAGCTGTTCAACATCGGCTATGTCCGCGTAGGAGAAAACACCATCCCGGTTGCCATCATCACAGTCAAGGTTGACTACTCCGATTCGTCAATGGCGAATGATTGCGGCGTATGTGATATGATGAACGCTACGTTCCGTTCCCTCGGTTCTGACTACATCACTCCTGCACAGCGAGCCTTCGACGGCACATGGAATAATGGCGATGTTACAGTAACCGGGTTGCAGATGAACCATTCAACTGCCAATCATCCCATCGCCGCCTTCCGTGCCACCACTGACTCGCTCAGTGATGCTTGGTTCCATGCCCGTGGCAACTGGAAGGAAGATAAAGGCGAGCAGGTTGCCCTCGGCTTCCAGAATACCTCTGGATACAACAAAGGATGCCGCAACTACGGGGATTTCGTTGAGTTCTTCGGAAAAGCCACATTCAACGCCGCCGGGAAATTCCAAAGCCAGGAAACACTGGAGGAAATCATGGCTCGCTTCAAGACCACCGAAGGACTTGACACCACCAAGCTCTATCTGCTCTCGCAGTATTGCGGACGCGACTATATCTTCATGCGTTACAGCGGTGGAGAGTGGGCTCGCGCAAATGGCTCAATGAAACAGGAGAACGGCAAATGGAAGATAACCGGGGATGTCCTCAATCCAGTGTCCGGCTTCGAGCTTATTACCTATGACGGCATGGACTGGTTCATGGGTGTAAGTTCCATCGACGATATGATGGCTCCTGTTACCACGCAGTCCTCATGGGTGTCGAAACTCAACCTCGGACAGCCGACCTATCCGGCATGGACTCAGTATTTTGAGTGCATGGTTGATGACGACCAGTTACAGGAAGACCTCGCTATGGGTCGCAAGGTTCCTTATGACCTCTATAACGTCCTCAAATTCTGTGATTCGTGCGATTACTCCAAGGCTGCACTCTCATCCACATGGCAAGGCATCTGGAAACAAAACGCCTGGAAGTATATGAGCATTCAGTCGCTCCTTGCTTACTATACGTTCACTGACTATCTCGCTGCCGTTGACCAACAGGCGAAGAATATGCAGCCGATGTTCTTCCTTGAAGATGGTTGCTGGGTGGAGAACGGTATCTATCATTCCCCCTCGGCAATGGAGCCAGTGCGTATGTACTTCAACAAAGTGTACGACTGCGATACCTGCAACGGTAAGGACAATGACGGTGGCAACACCATCCCGGCAGAACTTGACCCAGCAGAGGACAACAAGTGTTATGCCGGACGTGGCTCAATCCTTTGGAACGACCTCCGTCGCTGCGAGAATCAGGAAATGGTTTCCGATGCTAACAGCAACACCCTCACACTCCCCGGTGTCGTAGCAACGATGCGTAACCTCCCCGAAGTCAATGGCATCGGCGCAGGTCCCTTCTCCCCGAAAGGTGCCCTCTACTATTTCGTTCAGAACCGCATTGCATTCTGGCCGAAAGTAGTCTGCACCTTCGATTGCGAGCGCAAATATATCTCGTACTCGCCGCTGTATAATGACATCTACTACTACGCCCTGCATGGTTCGGGTCGTCAGGCTCTCCCTCGCTTTATAGAACAGCGTTGGAGAATCCGTGACGGCTACTATCAGACAGGCGACTTCAAGGATGCAAGCCACGTCCTCGGCGGTCGTGTCGGTGCCAAGACTGGTGCCGTGATCAAGTTCAAAGCCGCTAAAGACGGATACTTCGGTATCGGTAACGATGGTGGTAATGTAACCCAGGGTATGTATCTGAAAGCCGGAGAGGAAGGTATCTTTACCAACTTCCAGCATGGAGATAACATCCTGCTATACATCTATCAGGCAGACCAGATGAGCGAGATTGACCTCTCGCAGATTTCGCTCGACCCGAACTTCCAGTTCTCCATCATGAAACTGGCGGAGAAGATTGTGATTGGCTCCACCAACCACCGCACCTCGTGGAATCTGTCGCCGGGTAATACTGGCTACCTCACAAACATGAACCTCGGTGAGCTCCCGTTCTTGAAGCATCTCGACGTGCGCACCACGGAAGTTACCACCATCAATGCCTCAAAGTGCCCCCGACTTGAAACAGTCCTTGCCTCCGGCTCCGACCTCACGTCAATTACTACTGCTGAGACTTCGCCACTTTCAACACTGGAGCTTCCTGCTTCAATGACGGAGCTTAATTTCGTCAACCTCCCCAAGCTGACCTATCCCGGCGGTCTGACAATCGCAGGTATGTCGAATGTCAACAGGCTCATGCTCTCCGGCTGTCCTAACATTGACCCGATGTCGCTCATCAACGGCATTGTAACAGCCTCCAGCCTCCGCTACCTCCGACTGCCCGATGTCAACATCACGGCACCCTCATCCATCCTCCAGGCAATCAAGAACAGCGGTGCTATCGGTCTTGACCCCACAGGCTCCGCCTATGAGGAAAGCGGCAAGTGTTCCGGTGTTACTGGTCGCTGGATCATGGAAGACCTCATCAGCGAGACACAGCTTTCGGAGTTTGCCGCATACTTCCCCCAGTTGACCATCTACAACTCGCAGTATTCCTGTGTATGCTTCGATGATACTGATGATGACTGCTACAACATCACGAATCTCGACAATGGCACAAGCAAAGAAGACTACGAGCCTTCGGGACATTTCTTGAGAATATTCGAGAACGCCCATCCTTACAAGACCACCTACGACAGCAGAGAAGCCAAACTCCGTGCCCTCCAGATTTCAGATGCCAACTATAATCTTATGGCAGACGGTAGTGAATACGACCCGACCGATCAGGCAGGCGAAGGATTTGACATCATGCTCGGTTTCGGTCTGTACTGGTACAAGGGCGTGAATGACTTCAAGAATCAGAAAAAGTACCTGTTCTCTTGCAGCTATACGACAAAGCCACTGTCAACCGCTACGAAGATCAATCGCAAGAAGCTCTCCGATATTCTTGTGCAAGCCTTCTCCTGTGTATATACCTCCAACAACGGTACTGCACTCGCCAATGGCGATGACTACGAATTGACAGACAATGCCAACATGAATGTCTATCAGCTCGATGTCGAAGGCATGAAGCAGGTACGCTGGCCCGGACTCAACAACGCCCAGATTGGAGCTGTATTCGTTGATGCTGACAACAAGGTTGTAGGCACGTTCAATATGGCAGTCAGTCACTCGCTGTTCGATTTTACCTATGGAGATTATGTGTTCTGTAATGTCCCCAGCGGTTCCAAGAAGATTGTTTTCACATCGCCTACTGGCTTTGATGACCTCGAAGCCATTGCTGTCGATAGTGCCGCAATCGAAGCAATAGAACCCGATTGGGTGTGGGTGCCTATGCGCTTCGTCGGCATCTACGGTATGAGTGTCGATGCACTGATGCGTCCTCGCTCTATCAGTGGAGTCCGTACCCGTACTGGTACTGGAACATCATCCACCAACCCCGATTGGAAGTACGACAGCGAGGGCAACATCACAAACGCCTCGGTGCCGACCTCTACGATGAACTACACCTATGCCGATATACTCAATCTCATTGAAATGCGTGGTAAAGGCTACCACGGTATCAGCTATGAGATAAGCAAGGACATCGCCAACCTCGTAATGGCTCTCACAGGAACCCGCGACATTCAGGCGTATGCCGGATATGGATGTGGCTCGCAGTACACCACCGGACAGAACAATTTCAATACCTATGGCAAGGTAACGAGAAAGTATTCCGGCTCAAACATCGGCAACATCATCTTCGGTATTCAGAATTTCGTCGGATGTAACTGGGAAATCATGGACCTCATAGCCGCCAACGTGCCGTCATTCGCCCAATTCAAGAAGGACCATCGTGTAGCCACAAGCTCGTACCCGATAGATGCGAAATATCATGTAGTCCGCAACTATCAGACGAAAGAGGAAAGTGTAATTCAGGGACTCAATATGTCCGGCTACTGCATAGGACGTGTCAAGTTCGGACGATACTGCGATATAATCGCTTCTCGTCTAACCACAGACAACAGCAAGTGGAATAAGAACTACTCTGATTGTCAGTATTACACCCATGACCGTGGCCGTTGTGTTGGTCGCTCGAATAGCTATGCGTATGCGGGTGGCGGTCTCGTTTACTCGTTTGCGGTTAGCGCCTCGTCGGGCTCGTACGCGTACTACGGCTCTCGGCTCGCCTTCAGCGGAATATACGAAATAGTAGTAACCTCGGAAAGCGTTGCCAGCGAATAACGAAAAGCGTCGCTTCGGTTTCGGGCAACAAAGCCCGGAGCCGAAGCCCCCTCTTGAATAGAACATGGATGACTCTCATAACATAAGTCAGACAAAAAAGGTAGATGGTCCCTGTGGCCGTTGTGTTGGTCGCTCGAATAACAATGCGAATGCGAATGGCGGTCTCGTTTACTCGAATGCGAATAACGCCTCGTCGAACTCGAACGCGAACAACGGCTCTCGGCTCAACTTAGGGAACACATCGGACGAAAATGTTTCGCCCGGTGTAAATCGTCACACTGCACACCATCACGGGTTGGTGGATAGCAAGAGGCGAGGGACCAGAGCCTCGGCAAAAGCAGACGAAAGTCTGGAAAGCGGAAACATCACGAATGTGCCTGAAGGCGCAATGTCTGACCTCCCGTTTGATGATGGCTCTTTCGATGAGTTTGCCATATTGCCGGAACAGATGTACCCGGTTGACAACCTCATCTCCGAAATCATAGACGAGAAGAACCTGTCAGACAGCTTTGATTATGTTATCAGCCATCTTGAACACAAACAGCAGCGCGAAAAGTATTGGCCCAAGAAAGACAGATATATCCGTAGTTTTCGCCGGCGGGTCGCCGATGGCTCTTATAGACTGCGTAGGGAAGCTGTAAGGGAGATTACCGTGCATGACGGACCAAAAGACAGAGTGGTACAAGTGACCACTGTGTTCGACCGATTCGGCTGTCATAGCATCATGGTAGTCGTTGAAAAGTACACCTATCCGACCCTTATTAAAAACGCTGCCGCCAGTGTCAAAGGACGTGGTATGCACTGGCTGCATTGCATCATCCATGAGGATATAATAAACGTGCCGGATCTTTGCAAGTATTATTGCCAGACCGACATCAACAAGTTCTATGACAACATAGATCAAGACTTGATGAAGCTGGAGATTCGCAGATACATCGGCGACCCGATGTTGTTGCCGATGCTCGATGACTTCATCACTCTTACCGAAAGAGGTTTGTCGAAAGGACTTCGTTCCAGTCAGGTCTTTGCCAACCTGTATATGTCTCCGATAGATTGGAAAATGATTCTGATTTGTGAGAGATATGTGCTTGAAAAGGAGGATGGAGAACTGGATCTCCGGTTTCTTTATGCCCGATACATGGATGATTCCTACTGGTGGAGCGATGACAAGAAGCTCCTTTGGATGATGTTCAACGTGTATCAGTCAGAATGTGCCAAGAGAAAACTTTCAATCAAACCATCCTACGCAGTAAGACCATTGTCAGAAGGCTTCGACGCTCTTGGCTATGTTGACTTCGGCACTCATATCCGGCTCCGCAAACGCATCAAGCAAAACTTCGCCAGGAAGATGTCTCGAATCAAAAGCAGGAAACGCCGTCAGGAACTCATTGGCTCATTCAAAGGCATGGCAAAGTACAGCGACAGTCAAAATCTATATAAAATATTAACAGGACAACACATGGCAAAATTTAATGAGATTAATCTTCCGTCCTACACTCCAGCAGACGGCAAGAAACGGTTCAACTGCGCAGCGATGCAACTCTGCCAGATAGCCAACCGCCCCATTCAAATCCTCTCGGTCGAGACCGATGTTCAGACCAAGTACGGACTGAGACACCTCGCCAAGTTCAGATTCTCCGGGGACACAGCCGAGTACAAGTTCTTCACTGACTGCAAGGAGATGAAGTTTCATCTCGAAAACATGAAAATCCTTCTTGAACAGATGGAGGATGACGACACTGTTCAGGACAGATTCATAGAGACAACCATCAAGCAGGTGCCCGGCAGTGGTGCCCTGCGTATCTACGAATTTACTTAATCCTCACAAGACAATGGAAAAAAGATATGGCGCATCAGGCCCGCAGAACGGTCTTGAAAAGATAGGCACCAACAGATGGGCAGTGTTTTACGGCTTCGGCAAAGATTCAGAGGATGCTGAGACTGGCTACAACTGGTATCAGACCTACAACCATCGCCCGACGCTCGATGAAATCAAAGCCGACATCGTTGCCGTCATAAAAGAAGAAAGTGAGTATCGCCTTAGATATGGCATCAAGTGGAACGGCTACACAGTAGAGTATTCCGAAACCTTGAAGACTGACCTCATAGGCATTCTCGTCGGATTGCAGGGTGGTATTATGTCGTTCCCGCAGAAGATAAACCTCGGTTCCAATGCCGACGGCACTCCGAATACCTACACGTTCAACTCCATCGAAGAACTTGGCAGCCTTGCCGCACTTGTTGGTAGCCACAGGGGAACTTGCAGCGATGAAGAATGGACTGCCATCAATGCCCTCGGAGATATGGAAGATTACATAGAAGTCCAGTAATCCTATGTTTTCCCTCATCTCTGTCTGCCTGTCCGCATTGATCCTGTTGGTCTATGTCGTAGTCTTCGTTTCCTTCCACGGATTGCCGGAGAGTGTTAGTGATAGTTACTACTGTATCAAGCACAAGTGGATGTTCTCGTTGATTGTAGCCGTATGCGGAGCATTGCTTCTCATCCCCTGGCTCACTCTCAACGACGACTTCCAATGCTTTGCTTTCCTGTCAGTCGCCTCGCTAATGTTCATAGCCGCATCTCCGGCGTTCAAGGAAGGGCTGACGCGAAGCGTCCACATCGGAGCGTCCGTAGTGATGTTTGCCGGAGCAATCCTCTGGGAAGCGTTCTGCGGCGGATTATGGATGCCGCTGGTACTCGGTATCATCCTCGCCCTCTTAATGCGAAGAAACGCCGTCTTTTGGCTCGAAATCGGGTTGTTTACTGAAGTGTACGCTACCCTCATTGTGAAGTTGTTCTGATTATTCATTCTTAGGTAGGAATGGAGACGTCGCTTTCGTGGCGCGCCTCCATTTTTTTTAGATGTATTGTGTCTATGATAACTGCCCGTTGATGCATATAAAATAATGCGCAATGCTCTAAAAATAAATGAGTTATGATTTTCGCATATCAAAACTAATGATTAACTTTACATCGTAAAAATAAAACATAACACCTCAAAGTTAAAGAAGATGAAATGTAGATGGAACCTTGAAGTCGCCGACACAAAGCAGATAATGGGCGGCTTCCTCGAACTCACACAGGAGATGACCGAAAAGCAGATGATTGCTTATGCCCGCAAGATAGCCCATGAGTTTCTTGCCAACAATAATGACATAGAGAAATATGGTATCTGGGCCGAAGAAGATGGAAACGAAGACCATTCATTCCACATCGAAGCCAGTCGCCACTGGAATGGAGGCATCGAATTTATGGTATATGACTCACAGAAAAATGAAATCATCATAGATACCTGCCGGGACAGACTTGAAAGAGAACGCAAAAAGTATGATGAAGAAATGCGTAAATTTGAAGAATCCCTGCGCTCTTTGTAATAAAAATGGCACCGGGAGCCGCCCGAACCATCAGGAGAATCCCGGTGCCCGGACTGGCAGGGCGAAGATGTCGTTACATCGACAACATCACATCGCCCAACTGGAGTGCAACGATGGAGAAGTAGCTCTCATACTCACTCTCGCCGGCTGGGGTGCTTGCCCTTCGCCAATGGAAATCATGCCAGTATTTGAGTATGCCCCATTTCGGATTGTCCGAAAGCTCAGAAGTGACAGCAGTGCCATCGAAGCACTCATCCATCGTAGGGAGGTCGCTTTCGCCAGTAATCTCATTGACGAGGCGATAGGTTGCGAGTGTCGCGTAGGCGAGCCAGTCGCAAACCATGATTCTTGTGTCGCAGAGAGCAAGCTCATAGAGTCTGTCGATGATCTTCTCCGCGCACGCCGACATCAGGTCGGGGTCTTTGAATTTTACCATAGTAGTGGTGGTATAAAGTTGAACATACACGGAGTTGATGGAAGTTCCATATCTCCGATGCAATTACAACCAACTGGAGAAATTATGTCAGGATTACTTGATGATGATAGCGGCGCAACATCATCCCAAAACGCCATCGGAAAAGCGGTAGCAAAATGTCAGCAGTCCTTCGTCCGGCACCTCGAAAAAATGTTCAAAAATGGAGCGAGTAACCACGGTAGGTATCCACGACAAGTAACCACGACAGCTAACCACGAGAGGGCATTTGTAATGACTGCAATATCAATGAATTACAAATGCGTTTCAAAAGTTGCTAACCACGACAGCCCCCAAATAGGCAGTAGCAAAATGCCACCAACCACGACAGCTAACCACGAGAGAACGTTTGTAATGTTTGTAATATCAACGAATTACAGCGGTGTCATTTTGTAAGCTAACCACGATGGCTAACCACGGCGCGACCAAAATTTGCCCTCTGAAAATGACCCTTAGTAGTATATTATATATAATAATCTTAGAGATAAATAATATTATACTCTACTGGGGGAGATACGCGCACGCGAGCGCATACGCGCGATGCAGTCGGTTTTTTGTGCCAGTCAAAAAAAATCATATCAGGAAGAAAATTTTTTGATTTATGGCTTTGTCAATCCAACATAAATGACTAACTTCGCATCGTTAAAATCACTTACCAACAGGTAAGAGATACTATCGCAAATAAAGATTTTTACTAAAGACCGAAAGAAGATGAAAAATCCCCCAAAGACCCTATCCGGGGACAGCCCGGAACCCACGCCGTCTGCAACAAGCACCGACAGCCACGATGGTAGCACTCGCTAACATCATCCCAATCGGGAAGGCATAGCCTCCCATCACTTCACAGCCCAACGGCTCAAATGCAAATAAAGAAAACCTAAACGAAAGATGACCGAGAAAACATTCCTCAAAATCATGAACGGCTACATGGTCGTTCTCGCAGTCCTCATGTTTCTGTGCATGACGACGTTCTGCGTTTACCACCTGTTCGCAGGACACTTTAACCTGTTTACCCTCGCTGCCTTCGGCACGATGTGGTATCTCTCATTCAAGTTCGTCCACTGGTCTGTTGCGGACTACAAGAAAGACGCATCAAACTCCTAAACCCGAAAAGACATGGAAAGTAACAACTCACTGGTTGCGTTTGTAAGTAACGCCAGCCTCACGAAAGAGGCACAGGGCAACCTCGCTGAAAGCCTCGTTGCCCAAGTAACAGACGGCAAAGTAGATGCCGTTGCAGCATTCGTTCAGATCAAGGCTATTGCCGAAGTCTGTGAACAATTCCTAAAGAACCAAGCCGTCAGCGAAGCCGTTCAGTCGGCAGTGGTAGTCCGTGGCAAGGATGCCGCATTCGGAGGTGCAAAGGTTGGAGTCTCCAACTCTACACGCTACGACTACGCATCAAGCGGCGACCCCCAGTATCTCGACCTCATCAAGCGGAAGGAGAGCATTGCGAGCCAGTTGAAGGCCCGCGAGATGTATCTCAAAGCAATCACGGACGAGCAGACCATCGTTGATCGCGAGACCGGGGCAATCGTTACCATCGTTCCCCCTACAAAGACAGTCTCACAGTCGTTGAGAGTAACTTTCGACAAAGCATAAGAGCTGACAGATGTCAGACTCGTTCTCTGCGCCCCTCACTCGCCGGAGTAACATCCGGCGGGTGTTTTTCAGGAAACCCGCAAAACATCATCCCTTCGCAAAATGAACAAGGAAAAGACAAAGAAGGTCGTCCGCAAAGAATTTGAGATTAAGCCTCTCTCGGATGACTTTGTTATGCCTATAAAGGCAAAGAAATGTAGCATCGGCTACGACCTCACAGTGCCGCGTGATATCCGCATCCCTGCACACAGCCGAGTAAAGATCCCGATGGATTTCGCCATCAATCTCCCCAATGGCACCGAAGCCAAGATTGAGCCGCGTAGCGGTTGTTCCCTTCATGGTATGGTAGGCTACGGAGCAAAAAAGAGAAAGCTGAAATTGTTAGGCTTTATCCCGGTATGGAAGAAGTTCTACGGCCGACAGACCTTCGACGCCGATGTGATGGTCGGCAAGATAGACCCCAACTACACAGATAACGTCCATGTGCTGTTGAAGAACAACGACGTTGAGTTTACCATCAAAGCCGGAACCCGCATCGCACAGATGACGTTCTACTACACGACCTCTCCATTCTTCCGCATTGTCGAAGAACTCTCCTGTAAGAGCAGAGGCGGTGGTTTCAGCAGTTCCGGTCTATACAAGATAGAGCCTGCCCGTCAGAAGCACACCCCTGTAACAAAAGAAGATGAAGCGGTAGTCGCGGAAGCAGACATCACGTCGCCCGAACCGCAATCCGCCCCATCTGTAAATAACGAATAACGACTGGTAAGGTCTTTCATTACAACAATAGCATCATCTTTTCGACTTTAGGTTGCAACCCCATTCCATTGAACATTGCTGTTCAGTCGAATGGGGTTGCTTTGTGTGAACCATTCGCCTGTGTATTACTAATTTTGGACCAAGAACTAAAGACGAACATGAAGATAATGAAAGACAAAGTTTATCATCTCGTCGCTTGCGCCGTCATCTCCTTTGCGATAGCAAGCGTAGTAGCAAATACCTGCGCTCTTGTATTCCCCTCATGTATGGCTGGCTTCCTCGGAGGTATTGCCTGCGGTGCCGGGAAGGAGTACGGGGACAGCAATGCAAAAGGCAACTCATGGAGTTGGTCTGATATGCTGTATGACGTAATTGGTGCCGCCATCGGTTGCCTCGGCGGTCTGGTCGCACTCTTAATCTGATCAAGAATGGAACAGACCAATTATGCCGCCACCATTTTGAGCATCGTCGGAGTTACGTTGCTCGAATTTTATGAGCCACTTCTTCCGTGGCTGTTATTCGCTTTCATGCTCATTCTTTCGGACCTGCGTTTTGGCATTCTCGCATCAAAGAAGCGTGGAGAAGAAATCCGTCATAGCCGTATGTGGAGGAGAACCTTCAACAAGGCAATGGATTATGTATGCTGGGTAACTCTCGCCGGATTATGTAGCCGCTCCATCGGAGTTGTCTTCGGCATACCTGTCGTTTCGATGGGTTTGCTTATCATCATCTATGGCATCGAGATTTCGTCCTGCGTCAACAATTACTTCGTTTACAAGGGCATTAAGAAGAAATTTAATTTTTGGAAGCTCTTGAACCGCCCGGAGGTAGAGAATGCAATCGAAGAAGAAGATGTCAAATCTGAAAAGTAAAATCACATGGAAAAGAAGAAATCAAGATTTGTCATACTCATTGACAACGGGCATGGCAATGACACCAAGGGTAAAAGAAGCCCTGCCGAACCCGACTATCCCCAGGGAGGTCGTCTGCTCGAATACAAGTATGCTCGTGAGATTGCATCCGCAGTCCAAAGTCAGCTTGTGTCGCTTTGCTATGATGCCCGCCTACTCGTGCCGGAAACCAACGATGTGTCGTTGACCGAGAGAGCCCGCAGAGCCAACCTCGTCTGTGCAAAGGAAGGCTCCATGAATGTAATCCTCATTTCCATCCACTGCAATGCCGCCGGAAACGGTCAATGGCTCAACGCACGGGGATGGTCTGCATTCACGAGCCGAGGCACCACAAGAGCCGATGCCATCGCCAACTTCCTGTATGCCGAAGCTGAACGCCAGTTCGTCGGCCACCAAATCAGGAAGGACATGAGCGACGGTGATCCTGACTGGGAAGAAGGCTTCTATATTCTCCGCAAGACCGTCTGCCCGGCAGTCCTTACGGAGAACTTCTTCCAAGACAACAAGGACGATGTGGAGTATCTGCTTTCCGCAGAAGGTCGCTCCGCAATCATCGCCACCCATGTCAATGGTATCGTCAACTATATCAACGCTCAAAAGTAAGGTGCAATGAAAAAGTTCTTTTACTGGATTCTGGTAGCCTTCCTACTTGTAGCCCTCGCAGTCGAGGACTATGAGCGCAGGCACCCGGAGCCGCCCACCCAGTCCGAGGTAGTCGATTCCATCACTACCACGGAAGTCAAGCCGGACACTGCTCCTGTCCCCAGGGACAGTGTTGTGTTGCGGTATCAGTATGTAGAGATACCGTTGACACCTCCTCCCGAGGATGGCGTAGTAACGCCGAACAGCTTTGTCGTTAGAGATAGCATAACGGATGAAGTCAAGGTTGAAAAGCTCGGAAATGACAGCGTTTCAATATCCATCCCCATCACGCAGAGCCGTTACGAGACAGAGGATTACAGAGCCTATGTTAGTGGCTACAAAGCAAGATTAGATAGTATCTTTATCACATCAAGGCAAACGGTAGTAAGAATCCGCGACCCCGCTAAAAAGAAAAGATTCTCTATCGGAATACAGGCAGGCTACGGAATGACCCCGAAAGGATTTCAGCCATATCTCGGCTTAGGGGTGTCCGTCAACCTGTTCAACTTCTGAAAAGGTAAAAAAGATTGTTTATACATCTTCTTTGAATTTAAGGTTCGACGACGTGTTGCCTGTGAAGGTAGCACGTCATTGTTTTTGCCTCATTCCAACGGCATAAGTTAGCAAAAGTTAAACTTGCGATAGCTCTGAAATTTCAAGCGTAATGCTCTTAAAATAAATGAGTTATGATTTTCGCATATCATATATAATGGCTAACTTTACATCGTAAAAATAAAACATAAACCCTTAAAGATTAAGAAGATGGAAAAGACCGAAATCCTCCTAAAGATAGAAGCTCTGAAAGCAGTGCTCAAAAATGCTGATGACCTCATCTATGAACTCCACGGGGTCGTTCTTGAAAAAGCATTTGCATCAAGAGAAGCAATGTTTGGATGCCTGGATAAAGGCAAGGACATAGACAAAGCTGAATACTCAAGTGTATGCCAGGAGAACGCTTACTATGAGAACATGGTCAGCAAACTGGAGAACGCTGCATATCAGCTCTCGAAAGGAGTGATTGAGAACATAGAGAAGATAAAATAAAGTTTAACCGTATAAAAGTCAAA